TTATCAAGCACGTTAAGGGTCTTGCATACGTGTGTAGCAAGAACAAATTTATCAAAGAACTCCTTTCTATCTGTAATGATTAAATTAGTTACTCCAGTTCTTAAAGAATGAAAGTTGCTATCTGCGTAATTGCCTTCGTTTCTAAAGCCTTGTTCTACACAATCACCTATAAGCGTTAACAACTCTTCTGTGTACACAACATAATCTTCATCAGTATCAGTTGGTGCAGGATCACAAGTGACTCTGCTGCCAACTCTTTTAATGTCTTTCATTAGGTCTGTCCACATATTTACCTCACTCGTATCTTGCTCTGATTGGATCAATCGTTACTAAGAATTGACCATGACGATCTGACTCTACTTGCTTACCACCTCCACCTGGGAGTTTGTTCTTAGGAACATTGATGGTGCGGATCATTTCTTCTTCAGGAGATTTGGGTTCCTTATATTTGCCAATTGTGATAACAACATCCGCTTCACCTGGTTTGTCCGTCTTACTTCCACGGAGAGCATCCATGCCGATAAACGGAGGGTCTTTAAGATCGACAACCGAAGCACTAAGCTGAGAAGCCGCAATGACAGGACCATAGTTCCGAGCAAGCTCCCTTGCCCACTTGTAGATTTTTCCAAGCTTGAGGTCTTCACGTTCATCTCCTTTGTTAAAGCCATCAACTTTATCAAGCTGGTCAAAGATAATTAAACCTGGATTAACTTCTCTGAACAGTGTCTCAAGGTCACGCACATTGTTTAGGTCTTTGGTGACACGTATCTTGTCCTTGTTACCACCCATCATTGTTGTGTAGTCAGCCATTGCTTTCTTAGAGTCAGCAATGATTGTTTTGCTTTCTACACCCAGTGCTGCTTGGACAATACGAAAGAACACAACAGAAGATTCTTCTTCGTTGTTGACCCATACGACTGGTCTGTCCTTTGGTAGCTGCTGTGCAAGATAGCTGACTTCGCTTGCTAAAAACGTTGTCTTACCTACCTCAACACGAGCAGCCACAATAACAAAGTTACCAGTGCGTAAAGGACCAAGACTACGATTAAGAGCATCCAGTCTCCATTCGTAGCCAGAACTAGTAATGCGATCAGCAATAACACTAAGATCAGCAGTAACAAAAAGCTCATCTTTTTCAATGTATCTTTCCACATCTTTCAAAGCATTGGTTGCAAGTATATGAACGTGCTCTAAATCACTCTCACCTTCTTTTACTTTTTCGCATTCTTCCATGATTTGAGCCAAGTAATCCAACTCAATAAGAGTTTTTACTACTTCTTCATGTGCATGGTGTGGAACAAACGACCTAGCTTTAGTGAGCGTCATACGAAGCTTCACAATGGAATCATCAGTCAGTCGTTTACTCTGGTCTGCAATAAGAAATGCAGAAAAACTATCCCAACTAAAGTCAGTGACTCCTGGGAATGTTTTGTAATACTTGTCCATTCCATCGAGGATGGTGTTTGTTTCTTTTACTACTACATGTGGCTTTATGTAGCGTCTGTACTTTGCTAGGTTCTCTTTGCTTTGACTGCAAAGATAGAGAACGTCATAGTCCATTTACTTCCTTTAGATAAGTATGCTTGCCAGCTCTGCTGGTGTGTATTCTTTGGGTTCTTTATCGCAGCCATAAATGGCTACCATTGTTGTTGTAGGTAAAAAGTGATTGAGTTTTTTGTATGCTTTCTTTGCTCCTTGTATTCCTGCTTCATCAGGGTCTAACCAAATGACCACAGCTTCAAAGCTGAGGTCATGTATTTGCATCAATGTCCTGTCGGACAAAGATGTTCTTAATAACGCTACAGAGCTGAAGCCTGTGTTCTTGTGTACTCTGTATGCGCTGAGATAGTCTTCGGTTATCACGAGTGTTTTGCTTGCAATATGGAACCAGCTTGGATCACCTTTGTAATCGTTGTTGCTGTAGTACGTTGTGTATTTGGGTATAGCATTAGTAAGCAAGTTCCTTACCTGCCATCCCACTTGCTCTCCTTGCGGGTTGCACAGTGTAAGAGCTACCTTTGATTGCTCACCTATAACACCGCTAAATAATTTGTCTTCAGGGTTGCAGTAGTTGTTGTGCAGCCACACCTTGCCCTCTGTTGTGAGTGCTGCTAGTATGGGCTTGTTGCTCCGCATTCCTGCTGGCGCAGTTGTTTTGTGTGTCCACGTAGACAATCTTCCAGCATTGTCTTTGACAAAACCAGACTCATTGCAGTGATGACAATAGGCTACCAGACCTTTCTCTGTACGCTTGATGTACAACCTACGTTTCTTGTCCTCACCTGCTTCGCAGCCGATGTGGTTGATGTGTATCTGCTCACCATTGTTATTAGGAGCATTAGCTTGGATCAACTTACAATCAATCATCTAATTTTGTTCCTTCTAACTTCATGTGTTTTCTTTAAAACGCAAAATAAATAGCCCTCCCTGGTGGGAAGGCTATGTGGTTTTATGCTTTAAACTGTGTCTTTGGTTCCGTAGACTTTGCCAAACAACTCATCAGCAACCTTACGTTGTGTGTCATTGAGCTTGTTTAGATATACAAGAGCAAATGCCTTCTTCAATGTGCAACCAGAAGAAACTTTTCTGCAGATGCTAAACAATGATCGTGGAGAAATAGTCAAATTAAACTGATTTGCTTTGTAACCCTGACGAATCAAGTTAGCAAGCTTAACCAATTCTTTAGCTGCTTTACCACTGATTGTTTCAGGCCACTTGTTTGTAAGCATCTTCTCTTCAATCAATGGGTGCAAATAGTCAACAAACACTGCAGTACCAAAGCGATCTAAAGTTGCAGAGTTTTGAACATTAGTACCTGCATGAGCACCTGTCTCATCACCTTGACCTTGTGTATTACCAATAGCAACAATTCTAAAATGCTCGTGAGGAACGATTTGCTTGTCCTTGGTACTACCTGGCATCTCCTTTAAGAAAAGCTTGCCATTGTCCTCTAAGAGCCATTGCAGACCCATTGAAATCTCTGGTGGTGTTACGTCCCACTCATCCCATGCAAACACAGCACCATACTTAACTGCTTCTGTGACTGCACCATCTACCCAAATTGTTGATCCATCTTTAGCTGTGAGTTGACCAAAAATCATTGATGAGTCCATGTCACCCGTACAGTTGACACGAACAAATGGTCTACCAGTTCTAGCACAGAGTTGTTCAATTAAACTTGATTTACCTGCACCTGTAGGACCATAGCAAAGAACCTTCTCGTTCAATTCCCAAGCCATTAAGATGTCTGCAGACAGTTGTTTGTCAATGACATAGTTTTCGTCAATCTCTGGTATGAACGAACCAATGCGATCATCCCATTTGTGCTCTACAAAAACCGTGACACCAAAGTCTTCTTTTGCATCTATCTTATCAATGGATGCAACTTCAGAAAACCACAGTTGATTAGGTTTAAGCTTACGTAAACCATCTGTAAGAGTTTTGGGAGCACTAGCTACTATTACTGGTGCGCTCTCGTCTTCACATTCAGGTTCAAACACAGTAGTTGTTGTGCTTGTTCTGCGCTTATCCAACGCTTCTTTCAAAGCTTTTTTAACAAGGTCTTCAACCTTATCAGATTTTTTATCTTCTTTAGACATTGACTATCTTTCTTTCTATAAGTTCAAGTAACTTGCTTGGAATATCTTCTGGATTGTTAACTACGCTATGTGATTTATAAAAGTACTCAACAGAGTCAGAGCACAAACCTAAACCATAAATATCTATGTTCTTAGAGGCTTCAATCTCTCGAATTACTTTAAGAGTAAAGTCTCCTAAACCAACTGAAGATTTAGATGCTGCTGGAGAACCGTCAGACATCACAATCAATAGTTTTTTCTTTTCTTTGCGTTTAATCAAACGATCATGCGCCCAAATAATGCTTTCTCCATCAGGGTTTCCATACATATAAAGGCTGCTTATTGAGAAGCATCCTTTGATACGCTCACTATTTATTTTTAGATCAGAAAAGTTTTTATAGATAAACATAACGGGAGCAACATCCATACCTGCATCGTGTCCGTCTGTAAAACCTAAGATTTCAACAGGAATGTTTAACGTAGAACAAACTTCATTCACCAACAACGTAGAAGCTAAGGCATATTGCACCTTACTACCCCCCATTGATCCTGACATATCTACAAGCACTGTGATTGCAGCATCAAGAATTTTGTTTTCAATTTTGTTCTTAAAAACACGCTCATTAAAACCAGGTGCATTGAAACAGATGCGAGATAGACGGGATTGATCTAACTTTCCCTTCTTGACACCATATTGCATTTGTGCTTTTGATCTGATTTGAATAAATCTACGAACTTGTTGAGCAAAATTTTCTTGAGAGATAAGCTTTGGTTCTACCCGTGCTTCATATTCTTTAAGAAACTCTCTAGTCTTAGCGTTAGTCTCTAGATATTTCTTATGACCGAGGCTCTTGGGATAATCAACAATAATGAATTTGTTGTAGTCTGTAATGTCCCATTCTTTTTCAGATGATCCAACAGGCTCAAAGTTAATTCCAGTTTTACTCATCTCTTCACCGTGTTCGGGCAAAGTGATAGAAAACTTGGTTAAATCTTCTTCAGTTAACTTTAAATTGATGATCTTGTACTCATCATCTTTCTTGGGGCTAGAGTCGTCTTTATCAGATTTCTCTTCACCACCGCCTGATTCTTCATTAGAGACTGGCGTATCCTTCTTGCCATCTTTATCACCATCTTCTTTACCTGCAACAGGCTTAGGCATGGGTTTGAACTCTTCAGCACACTCTTCTTGCAGCTTCTCAAGGATATCTACAGCCAAAGAGTGTGTGGCTTCAGTGCCTAATCTCTTGTCAAGAATAAAATGACAAGATATAAGACGATCAGTGAAGTTATTAAGAACATCTAGAATCTTTTTGTTAGGTTTTGTCTTACTTGTGATTAGCTCTATTGTTGGAAATGCTCCTGCGGATACAGTAGACTCCCAATAGAGTAAGGCTGTTGTAAGCTTTGAGACAGTTGTGCCTTCTTTCTTGGCTCTGGTAAAGATTTTATCAATCAAAATAGCACTAGACTCATCCCAATTCTCCCTAAAGCCCTGATATTCACGAGCTTCGATGTTGTTTACCCTAGAATCTTCTAAGAAGTTCCAAGTAAACAGCAGCAGACTACGTGGATCAGGAGAAATCTCCTTAAGAACATCAAAAGAGCTGTAGCGATCATGTGCAACCTCATGGTCAACAGATGCCATCATTTCTTTAAGCCCTATATCAGTGGTTAAAGATGTAATTTTAGGCAGATAGATGGTCTTGCCATCATGTCTGGGCTGATTTATGTCTTCAAATACAACGAAAATGCCTTGTCTACCAGCACTAGCCCGTACGTATCGCATCACTTCCATGCTTTGAGTCAGCATTTTAGTCAACCACTTTCAAGAAGTCTTTGACTTGTTTGACAACAGCGACAGCATCAATGCCTTCAGGCACAGACATGAGCATCTTGATGACTCGGTTGCCATACTCTTCGTTAGTCTCTGGTTCTTTCGTATCAGTCTTAGATTCTTTGATCTTGTTCTGCAAGAACGTTTTGCCATAAAAGCCACCATTGTCATCAACCAAACCAATGCCTAGCTTCATAGCACTGTGAATGACTGACTTAGCTGATCTCCAAGGACCAGGCATAGAGCCTACTTCGAACTCTTTCTTAATGAGTTTCTCAGTATCTTTCAAATCTTTAGCGAAGGTTTCTACAGAGCTATGCGTAAACGCAACCTGTATCATCTTCTCGAATGTACTCGTAGCAGAAGCATCTGAAACCAAGGCTTCAGTAGCTGCTGCATACAGAGT